CATTACAAACTTTAGCAGATGTAAAGAAAACTCCTGCAACCCTTGCAGTTGGTAGGGGTGAAACTGTAAGAACTGCAGACGGCAGACTTGTTAAGGTAACTGGACAAACTGGTATTGCAAAACCTTCAGGCATGAGAGTTGTTGGTGGTGGAGCATCTGATAGGCGTGTTATTTCTGGTGCAAATGTAGCAAGTGTTATTAGTAGAGGATTTAAAGGACCACGTTTGGTTGGTGCTGGAGCGCAAGACGGTATTGATTTAACTCGTGGTGTAACTTATGGACAAACAACAGGTGGATTGCTTGTACCTCAAAGTGCATTAGAAGATGCATTAAATAAAAATACACAATCACAAAATTTAGGAACAGATACTCAAGATAAAAACACAGATGTACAAGAAAAAACTGCAAAACAGTTAAAACAAGAAGAGCGCCAAGCAAGAATGCAAAGAATGTCATCGATTGGTGGTCCAGTTGCGATGGCAGCAGGAACAGCAGGTATGGTTGCTGCTATGAGTGGTGCTCCGCAAATAATGACAAATTTCTTATTTGGAATCTCTGCAGTTGCTGGACTTCTTCCTCTATTGGCAAATCCTGTTGGACTTTTGATTGCTGCTGTTGCTGCAGTTGGTTTGGGTATGTGGAAATTAAGTTCTGATTTAAAAAAGGCAAGAGAGGAAGGAATTGCTCTTGCTAAATCTATGACTATGAGTTCTGAAAAAGTTGAAGAACTAGGAAAGATAACAGGAAAAGTTTCAGCAACACAAATTGAAGATCGTAAAAGAAAAAATTTATTAAGTGGAGGAATTACAGAGCCTCAGCGTCAATCTGGTCAGAATATCTTACAAAGTGAATTTGGAAAAGGATTGTTACAAAATGTAAAAACCTTATCTGACTTTGGAATGGATCCAAAACAGGTTGCACAAAATATTTCAACTCAACTTGGACAAGCAATTCTTCAAGGAGTAATAGATGTAGATCAGGCTGCTGGTATTGCTTCTGCTCTTGGAGAACAATTAGGTAGTTATGAAATACCTTTGCAAATTACAGGAAATATAAATCAAATTTTTGGACCAGATGGACAAAATCTTAAAGATAGTCCACTACAAGTTGCGCTTGAAATTAAAAAAGAATCTATAAAAAATCAAGTAGTAGCATTTGAAAGTGCGTTAGCCAATAAAAAGAGTTCTGCTTTAAGCACTGGAATAGGTGTTGCAGGTGGCTTGGCTGGTCTTGCTGCAGTAACTGCTGCTACAGGTGGCTTGGCCGCTCCAGCAGCATTAGTCGCTAGTGTTGGATTGCTTACTACAGCAGCAATTCAAGGAAACAAAATAAAAGCACACAATTTAAAACTTGATACAGCAGCAATTCAACTTGGAGTAGAGGCTGTTGCTCAAGGTCAAGACCTAATTGACTCAGTTAATAGACAGTATGATGACAAGATTCGTATAGCAAAAACACAAGAAGAAATTAACAAACTTGAAGATGAAAGAAAGGCCGCTTTAGTAGCACTAAACGCAGAGAATGCAAAGACCTTACAGATATTGGTTGATCAAAAAGATCAACTTTCTGCTGGAGCATTTGATGCTGCAATTAAAGCATCTGTAGATGCAATGTACAAAGAAGGACCAATGGTTGTATTTAAAGATCAAGCCCTTGAAGCCCTTAAGGCTTTGAAGGACTCAGACTTTAAAGCACAATTACAACTTGCTTTTGCATCTGGAGATGTAGATCCTTTAGCATTAACTAGAATTTTATCTCTGATTAGTGGAAATGAAAATATACAAAAAAATCTTTCTATAGTAATTGAAACTGAAGGTTTTGCAAAGATGGCAATTTTAAGTCAATTGCTAGATGCTGCTTCTTCAGGAGATCAGGTAACATACGATATTCTTTTAAATTATATAAATACAAATGAAAAAACTTTTGATGAAGATCTAGAAGCTGTTCGCAGAATTGCTGATTTTAAAGGTGCATATAACATCACTTTAGATATGAAAACAAATGGGCAACAGAAATTGCAGGTGGCCTCAACAGCGCTTGGATATATAGAAAATCTACCAGATAAATTAACAAAACAAGCAGTGATCGCTGCAAACGTTGATGGTAGATTTAATGATATTGTAGCAAATTTTGAAAAACTCTCTGAAGGCAAAGACTCCATTAGTAAAAACCTTATAGTTAACTATAAGGTTGGAGCAATGGATCAAAATCTTATTAACGCTGCTACTGCTGCTAATATGGGGGTTCCAGAATATGTGGCCAGAGGATTTGTAGAACCAGCAGCAACAGTCATTCCTCCAGTTGATACTGGTCTTGATAAAAAGAAAGGTAGAGATACAACACTAGACGAACTATTAAAAAGACTTAAATTTATCCGTAAAGCGTCCATTGATGCTCAGGGTGGAGTAAAAGAGTTGATGAGAATAACTGGTGGCAAGGGGCTAAAAAACTTTGGCGGAGTAATGCAGCAACTTATGGCTGGACCAAGAGGTGGAGCAAATAGAGAATTTATTTCATTCCTTGAGGGAATGGATAATGCAACTCGTAAAACATATATGACTGTTAAGAATGGCGAGGTAATCTTAACAAAACAGGGCAAGGCACTCAAAGAAGCATTTAATGAAAAAGTAATTGGCGAGTATCAGGTAGCAAATAGACAGGCTTTACAAGATACTAAGGCTCAAGGAGCAGCGCTACTTAAACTACAGGCTTCTGGAGTTGATTCCGCTACCGCCCTTGAAATGGTGGCAGATGCAAATTTGGCGGTAGCAATAAATTCAAAGAATATTACTGGTAAAGAACTTCGTCAAATGGCAAAGGATGCAAAGGCTGCTAAGGATGAAGTTAAGAACTTAAACCTAGAGGTTCTTGTTCTTGCTGAAGATCTAAAGAAAAAAGTTGTAGATGCTGGAGATGCATTAAAGGCTGTTGTTGCAGCAAGACAATCTGGAATAGTAGATCCAGAAATGCTAAAAAGAATTTCTCAAAATCAAGAGTTAGTAACTGAAATAGTAAATAGTGGCATGAGTCCTTTAGCCAAAGGAATTATTGAATCTTATAAGGCCATGGATCAGTTAGGTGAAATGACAGAAGGTGTTATTGATCCTGCAAAGGCTGCAATGGATGCATTTGATAAACTAAAAGAGGCTGCAGATAAGGTTTTTGATAGACAATCAAGACAGGCTCAAGTTGATTTTGAAAACTCAATGAAAAGAATTGCAGGAACAGTTGCAAAACTACCAGCAGCATTTGCAAGTCTAACAATTGAGGGCGCAATAAATAAAGCAAATGAAGACATAGATGTATTAAATAGAGAAATTGATAAAATACAATATAGAGATATTCGTCCACTTGATATTCAAATTGAGGCAGCAGAATCTGCAATAGATGACATAATGAAAGGTCTTGAGACTCAAGCAGCGGGTATGCAAAGAGGATTCAATTTGCCTGCAGAGGCATATAAAGATGTTGCAGAGGGATTGAGAGATAAAATTAATAGAATGGAACTTGATCTTGAGTTCAATCCTAATTATGGTGCAAGATTTATTGAGAAATTGCAGGATCAAATTTCAGATATAGAACTAGAAATAGAATTAAGCTTTAGCAGACCAATTGCTGACTTGCAGGAAGAATCTTCCGATCTATCTAATGATTTGACATTAATGGATAGAATTGCTGATCAGATTAATTCTAAATATGATGCACAAGCAGAAGCACTACAAAAAATATCTGATCTAAATACAGAAATTTCACAAGAACAAAAGGGACAACTAGATCTTGCTGATGCTTTAAGTCGTGGAGATGTTGCAGCAGCAGCAAGGGCTGCACAAGAAATGAGAGCGCAGGCAGCAGCAAATGCAAAAGCAAGATCTGCTGGCGTAATAGAAGCAGCAAGAAAAGCAGAACTTGGTGGTGTAAGATCTGCTGCAGGACTTACAAGAGAACAAATTCAAGAACGTCAATTTGAAATTGCTCAACAGGTATATCAATTAGAAGAACAATCTGAAGCGAGACAACGTTCCATTGTTTCAATACAAGATCAAATTCGTGGTATTGAAGAAGTTCGTACACAAAAACAAAGAGAAATTCGTGATATTCAAGATCAAATTTCTGCTGGAGAGAGAGCCAGAGACGCATTTATTAGAGCAAATGTTGTACCTTTAGAAACACAAATTAAAGACTTACAAGAAAAACGTCAAGGTTTTATTAATGACATTAAAATTAAAGAAGGGGAAATCTTAAAAATCCAAAATGAAATTCTTGCACCACTTGAGATAGAGGTTGCAGGAAGAGAAAAAATATTAAAAGATCAACTTGATGCTATTGATGCTCAAAGAGATGCTTATGATCAGGCACGTGTTAAACTTGAAGAGGCACTAGTTCCTGCTACAGAATTTGCTAATCAATCAGTAAAAGCAGAAACAGCGTTTACTAATGCAAAAAATAAATATGAAGAGATGACAAAACTTGGACCTATTACTATCAGAATAAATGAAATAGTTACAAGAACTGTAGTTGTTAATGAAGTTAAAGGATCAACGGTAACAGGAACAAAAAGTGTTGACGGCAGAACTGTCATAACTGGACTTGAGCAAAAAATGTATGGTGGAAAAATTAAAGGTTACATGGGTGGTGGCAAGGTAAGAAAAATGTATATGGCTGCAGGAGGTGCAGTTGGTTCTGATACCGTGCCAGCAATGCTAACTCCAGGAGAATATGTTGTAAATAAAGCATCTTCTAAAGCATTTGCTCCGTTCTTAAATGCAATTAATGAAAGTAAGTATCCTTCAATCTTGGCAAAAAATGTATCTAATGCTAGACCAATATATCAGATTCCTATTCAAACATCTTTATCTCAGCCATCCTATGACATATCATCTCCAGTATTTAGTGCATCTCCAACAAATATTGCAAATGCTGCATATAACGATAACTCTAGCGCAGTGTATAATTATAGTGTTGGAATTAGTGTAGGTGGAACAAATGCTTCTCCAGATACAATAGCAAAGGCAGTAATGAACGAAATTAAATACCTTGACTCTCAGCGAGTTAGAAATCAGAAAGTATCATAATGACTACCTCGGCATATTTAAGTGGTAGAAAAAGGTATCAGCGCCCACAAGCAGTTTTGTGGTCTAATAATTCTGGCACATTAACTGGTGGCTTATACGTACCAAATGGCTATGAGGTAGGAGCAGATACTGCGGAAACAGATCCAGATTTATTAAATCAGTTTATTATTTTGTCTGATCACAACAGAAGTGAACTATCCTTTACCCCACAAAGAATTGAGCAGCGTCAAAGAACCATTAATGGTCGTATGCGTTCATATCACATTGCAGACAAATTACAGATTAGTTTCTCGTGGAGCATGTTGCCATCCAGATCTCATTATCAGGTAGCAGCATTTGATGATGCAACTGGTATATCTCCATATCAAAATAAAACTCAAGAATTTACTGCTGATGGTGGTGCTGGCGGGGTATCAATATTAGACTGGTACAACAGCCATACAGGACCATTCTGGATGTATCTTGCATACGATAATTATGCAAACTTTAAAGAAGACGGGGAAGTTGTAAATAATTCATTTGGTCACCTTGCACAATATAATGAAATTATTCAGGTATATTTTGCAGACTTTAATTATTCTGTAGTCAAGCGTGGTGGCAATAATTTTGACATGTGGAATATATCGGTAACTCTGGAAGAGGTCTAAAATGTTTGTAAGCGAAGCATTAAAGACCCACCTTGAAACATCAGCAACAATAAATATACAGTCTTTAGTTTTGGCTGAATTAAATATGAATATGCCAGATAATATTTTTAAGGTTGGCAACTATAGATACCGCCCAAGAACAGCAGATTCAATTTATAATACAATATTATCTACATTTGATCAGTTAGATGATGGCAATTATTATACAGGTGCAACAGATGCTGATGTTGTTATTGATGGTGGTTTTCAAAATGACAACACTCCACAACAATTTACATTAACTAAAGATAAGATGAAAATGATTTATTCTTTAGAAGATTGTTTAAAACCATTTAGACCAAGATCTGGAATTAATAAAGCCCTTTATATGTCTGGAAGGCATCTTGCAAATTCTGGAGCAAGGCTTGCAGAACGTCCAAGGTATTACATGCCATCAAGATATGATCAGTTTAGATACTGGACTTCATACAGAACAGAAAATGGTTCTGAGTACGGAGTGGCTAAAAACATTTCTAATGGTTTATATTTTATTGATGATGCTGCCCCATTTGTAGTTTATAAAGAGCCAGTTCCAGCAAACAGAGTTGTATTAAAAATGCAAACAAATGTTGGATCTGTAGATCTTGGACCATTCGCTACTAGCACAGGTAATATTTCAGATCCACTTTATGGAGATGAAAATAAAACAACTCCATCAAGATGGAAAATACAATATTTAGACGGAAACAATTGGACTGATTTATATGTCGTCAGAGAGTTTGACACAAGAAATGATGATGCAAATTCTCCAATTATAGGGTCAGATGGATATCTTGAATTAGAGTATGGATTAATCATTCCAGATGCATACAAAGATATATTTATTTTTGCAGAACAACTTTCATCGGATACAATGCTTCCAGAGTCAAATGTAACTGGATATGCTTATTTAATTGTAGAAAATGAAGGCGAAGTCGGAACATTTCATATTTGGACTGGAACGGAATATGAGACATTTGCACCAACATACGGCTGGTCTTTAGGATCAGAAACAATAACAAATCAAACCAACTTTGTCAATGATTTAACATCTCCAGATACATTTTCTGACGATATTGACGGCGGTACAAAGTATAGACAATTTCAATACATAAGGGGTTTACGAATAGTAGTAGACACCATGAACAAACTAGATTCTACCTTTGATCTTATTGAAATGTCTCCACGTTTGGTAGTTGACCTATCAGACAAAGTCATAGACTATAGAGTAACAAAGATGCTATCAGACCTTGGAAATAGTTCTATTCCAGTGGGTCAACTTTTAGCATCTACTGGAGAGATGACTATATTTGATGACGATCAAGCCTTTAATGATAATAATACTAATAGCATTATTTCAGACTACCTCCGTAAAAATATAAAATTTAATTTTTATGAAAAAATTATAAATGTTGATGGCTTTGATTATTTTATACCAATCAAAACTTTATACTCAGATGGTTTTCCACAGGCAGATGTTACAGGAGCAACAGTATCACTAAGCCTTAGAGACTTTTACTTTTTCTTAGAATCAATGCCAGCCCCAAGACTTTTAATGACAGAAACCTCTTTAAGCATGGCTGTATCTACACTACTAGACTACATTGGATTTTCTAATTATACTTTTAGAAGAATTGATGGTGAATCGGATCCAGTAATACCATTCTTCTTTGTAGCACCAGATCAAAGCGTTGCAGAGGTTTTAAGTCAACTTGCTACTGCAACACAAACCGCAATGTTTTTTGATGAATACAACAACTTTATTGTAATGACCAAAGACTATTTGCTTCCAGATGCAGATAGTAGAAGTACTGATTTTGTTTTATCTGGGTCAAACAATCAAACAGATAATGGAATTATTAAAAATTCAACGTCTGGAAATCTACCAAATATAATTTCAATATCTTCACAAGATAAAAAAATATATAATGATGGTAAAATTACATACACCACAAAATATATACAGCGTACATTTGGAGTAAAAAAGCAGGCAGATAAATTAGAGTCTGAAAAAACTTGGATTTATTTACCATCGCTGTTGTGGGAAGTTGCTGGAACAGAAGAAACAAAAACAATTAATGCAGCATCTCAACAGGCTAGTGCATATGCTTTAGCGGCAATGCCAATTAATTCAACTCTAACTTCTTCAGTGCCAACCGTATCTAATGGTGGCGTAATCAACAACATTATTGATATTGGCGAAAGTGCTTATTGGTTAGCAAGATATCAGGGATATTTTTATTCTAACGGAGAAATCATAAGATATGATGCTGTTCAGTTTAACATAACTGGAACTGGCAATGTTTATATAAGTAGTAATCAAGAATATCAAAGATATTTTGCTTCACTTCCTTTTAACGGAAAGATCTATCCAACTGGTTTAGTAAGAATATATTCTTTACCATATTATGAAACAATAGATGGAAATACTAGAATGAAATCTGGTGCCGTTTATCAGCATGGTCGTGGACAATTTGGAACGCCAGTTGTTGAGCACACCGCTGGAATTAGTGACTACTGGACCAATAATGATTATGTTCGTGGTTGCGATATGCAGACACAATATTTATTCACAACTGCACTAGATGAAGATGTATCATTACCATCAACAACAGTGGCTGCTGCTGGACAAAATAATACTTTGGCTCGTCAAACTACAAGAAATGGTATTATTAAAAATTTTATGGCAACAAATTATTTAACAGAAACCCAGGTTAATAATTTAAAAAGCACTCAGTCTGGAACAATACAGTCTTCAGCACTTGTAATGAATGGACCATCATTTAGAACAACAGAAACCCCATTAAACTTTGTCTCCTATGTTTACAAAGATTTAGACAATGCCTACAGGCACTTTGGAACAAGAATGAGAATAATTGGAAAGATTGAAAATAATGAGATTCGTGGACAAACTCCAATCGGTAGCACACCATATTTTCAAATTACTGGATCTGGAACAAATCAAAACATCAGCATAGGTGGTGGATCTGGAGGATTAGCAGTACTTCTTAATCCAGAAACTAATAATGGATATTATTTTGAAATAGTTGCTTTAACTGAAAACAATATTGAGCAGTATTTAAAACGTGATAGCAGAACTGGTCAGGCTCAAATTTCTGTAAACAATGTTGTATTTTATAAAGTAAAAAAAGATTCATCTAATAATAATGCAATTCCAATTAAACTTTGGGGTGGTTTAACAAACATTTTGGTGGATGACGGTAGATTTACAGGGCAGTATAGAAGAACTGCCGAAGAAAATCCAACAGTATATGATTTATCTGTTGAGTATCAAGACATAGGAAATATTAGAAGATTTTATCTTTATATAAATAATAAGTTAATAAAGATTGTAGACGATAAAGATCCTTTACCAATTTATAATAATATGGCTTTATTTGTTCGTGGATCTTCTCGTTGTATGTTTGAAAATATATATGCACTAACAAATAACTATGCACAGAATACTGTGTTTACTGTGGGAGAAACACTATCTAGTGCTTTTGGTGATAAAGAAATTGATGCTAATGAATCGTTAAAAAAATATGCCATGAGTGGAATTGTTCAGTCTACGTATTTGTCTGGAATAAGCACTCAGCAGCCACCTAAATATAATATGTACTTTGAAGAATTTGGAACAATTATGCGTGAATGTGCATATTTTGATATTAGATATGATCGTGCATACCCCGCTCTCTATGCAAAAATTGCTCCTACTTTTAATACAATGAAGGGTTATAGCATATCTGGTTTTCAGGCAGACTCTTATGGTGCTGAGTTTTTAATTTTTAATACTACGGATACAATTCTTAATCTTGACGATACAAGCGGAAACTATTTAAGAATTTTAGGTATAACATTTACACAGGACACAACACACGAGTTAACGGTTGATGAATACTTTAAAAAGAAAAGCAATTTGTCTGACCCAGAATTCCAAGGGGATTCGATAACAACATCTGCATTAGTAGAAAAATCTAAATATGATGAAATCAAACTTAGTAGGCTTATATATGGTAAAAGTGAGTTTGCTTTAGAAAGTCAATATATACAGTCTCAAGATGATGCAGAAAATATTTTAGGATGGATTATTAACAAGACAAAAGATCCTAAAAAGGCTGTTGGGTTAGAAATGTTTTCAATACCAACCTTACAACTTGGAGATATCGTTACGTTAACTTATCAAAATAATGATGGATTGGATCTGGTAACAGATTCTGAAACAAGATTTGTAGTATATAATATTGATTACTCTAGGTCAAATGCTGGACCTGGAATGACCGTATATTTGAGCGAGGTGTAGTATGGCACGTCTTGAAGATGATGCAATGCCGCCAAAGGTTAAAAAAACATCTGCTTCAGAATTTGATACTGCCCTTAGAAATATTCAACAAATAATTGCAGATTCAAAGGCAGCAAGAGAAGCAAGACAAAAAGCCGCAGCCGAAAAAAAGGCACAACTTGATGCACAGCGTGAAGCAGCATTTGCTCCAATATATGAAAGAATAGAGACTGCAAGACAGAACGTAGCAGCAATTAAAGAAGATTTGGCTGATGGAGTTTATAAGGGCAAGCCAATAGTACCAATAACACCAGAGCCAAAACCAAAAACCATAACTGGTGTTACATATGCTGGAACATGCCTTAATAGAAAAAAAATAATATCGTATTCTGATGGTACAACTGTTTCTGAGGCTGCTCCAGAAAATTGTGATGATAATACTGGAATAGGACTTGGGACAAGTCTTTTAGATACTCCAGCAGCAACAGTTCCTGCTCCAACACCAGTTCCACCTAAGCCTCCAGCCCCACCTCCACCACCTCCACCTCCACCAAAAACTGCACCAATAGATACAGTATTAATTGATCAAGACACAGTTGATATTGATATAATGCAAGACCTTATCTGGGAAGACATTGGTGGGCAGGAACTTATAAATATTGCACGTAATGATACTGTCAATGGACAAAGTATTTCTTATCAACCTATTAAAAATATTACAGCCATACAGCAGCAATATAATCCAAATAATATAGTTGCTCTTCAAAATACATCGGATAAATATTTTGCAAATTTCTCTATTAAGTTAGAAACTAAACTACCAGGCGAAAGCGAGGGTGGTGGGCCAGATGGTGCCTACGTATACATAGAAGATACAACTGGCGACCTAATAGTAGAACTTATCAACATAGAGCCTGATGAACAAATAGAGGTTCAGATCAGTCTAAGTGGTACAATATATGAGGCGGAGTTTAATGAATCATGATAACTAATACTGGTAAGAATATTATTGGCAAGTACCTACTTGGTCAGGCACCTGCATATGCATCCTATATAGCCGTTGGCTGCGGTCCACAGCCCCTAGGAACTGCTGACCCATATGCTGACTACTCAGCCAAACAAAACCTTGATTTTGAGATGTTTCGTGTTCCAATTTCTTCCAGGGGATTTGTAACAGAAAATAATATAACAAAACTAGTACTCACAGCAGAATTACCAACAGAAGAAAGATATGAAATATCAGAGGTTGGGCTATATTCTGCTGGTACAAATCCAGCAAATGGTGCTTATGATAGCAAAACGATATTTGCATTTACCACTGGTGAAAATTGGCAGTATCACTCTGCTACCTCGGCGGTAGCAATAGATTCATATCCAGATCCATTAGATGATCCAGCAGACGATAATATTATTTCAGTAGCAGATGTTGTATTTCAAACGAATGCTGATAATGCTATTTTTTACAAACCAGGCAGAGCAGAAATCTATGAGCGTTGCAGATTTTTTAATAATATTATTATGATTCAGGGAGACACTTCTGATTTAACCACATCTGCTACCTCTGGATTTTCAATTGCTGGTGGATCTGATCACATACACTTAACTGGAATAGATGTTGATCTTACAAGAAACTCTCCAACAGATGAATTGAGACTTGCATTCTCTATTATAAATAAAGATGGAGATTCTGGTTTATCACCAGACGCTGTAAAAATATTAATTGAATTTGCATCAGCAGATGATGGATCTGGAGAAAGTGCAAGATTTATTGTTAATATTGAAGATGGTGTTGGCGGATATGATTTTGCAACCAATAGATATCATGTTGTATCAAAAGAACTACAACAGTTAATTACAACTAGTGGATTTACTTGGGATGCCGTGACCGTTGCTAAAATTTATGCTTCTGCAGAAATCGCAGGATCTCCTTCAGAAGATTATTATATTGCTCTTGATGCTATGCGACTAGAAAATGTTTCAACATCTAATCCACTTTATGGTATGACTGGATATACAGTTGTAAAAAATACAGATGCTGAAACTGTTATTAAATCTCCAAATACTAGCAACTATATTGAATTTAGATTTACCGTCGGAGTTTCATAATGACAAATAAAATACTTAGAATTCCTAGAAATCAACTTCCGCCAGTAGAATCAGACAATGTTTATTCTGTTAGGTTTAGAGTAATATCAGAAGATAAAAACAGAAATTCTCATTGGTCACCAATATTTATAGTAGACTCTGTAGCGCCAGTAGCGGTAAGTGGGGCATTATCTGTTACAGCATCAATTATTACTGCTGTTTGGGGAGATGAAGAGGGTAGACCAGCATATGATGTATTTGTTAATTTTGATTCTGGTGGATACCAATATCATGGAACAACATTAACACATTCTTATCCATTTTTAAATGAGGGGTCTTCTACGGTTCGTGTGGCTATACAGATTTCTTCTGCCTCAAAAACAAGAAATGCTGGATTAACAATTTGGGAATCTTCAGTAACATCTCTATAGATGCTGCTGGTATAATTAACTAAAGGAGAAAAATGGCAAAAGTACCACTACCAGAACGAGGTCAGC